CCGGCCTTGTCGGTCTCGCCCGGCACGGTCCAGTAGACGCGCGTGTTGATCATCGACCCGCGTGCCACCTCAGAACCTCCTCAACGGGTCTCGCCCATCGGTCTCAGGCCCTCGCCGACGGCGTAGAGCACGGCCCGGACACCACCCATCGCGTCGCCGGTCGCCAGCGTGCCGACCAGCCAGATCACCAGGACCAGCACGACCAGGAAAGCCGCAGCGCGCATAGGTCACGTCACCTCGTTCCCCGGCGTGTTCCGCCGGACCGAGTATCGCGCGTTCCGGTGCGGGTCGTGGCCGGCCGCCCGCTCGGGGCGGGCGAGGCCTGTTTGTACGGCGTGAGCGTGTTGGCGAGCCAGGGGCCAGCGTAGGGCGCCTGCCGCAGACCGAAACGGGCCGCCGGTGTGAGGTTGCCCTCGGTCGCGTTCAGGCCGGCACCGAGCGCCTCGGTCGCCGCGCCGACGGTCGGGCCGAGCAGGGAGCCGGTGAGCTGGGCGGTGCGCCGCTCGATCGGAACGTACTTCGAGTTGATGCCGAAGACGGTCCGGGCCACGTCGCCGGCGATGCCCAGCGGACCGAGCGCGTACTGGAGCGCCCGCATCCCCGGATCCTCCTCAGGCGGCCGGCCCTGCAAGGCGTTGCGCGTCTCGGTCGCCGCGGCCTGCGCCAGCGGCGCCAGGATAGCGAAGCGGACCAGCGGGAGAACGTTGCCCTTGCGCGCCTCGTCGATCAGCTCCCGTTTCACGAAGGCGGTCTGGTTGTAGGAGAAGGTCTTGAACTGCATCAGCAGCTTGCCGAGCGGATGGGAGGCCCAGCCGGGAAGGTCCTGGGGGTCGACCTTGAACTGGGACCGCTCGACCATACTGCGGGCGGCCCGGATCTCCTCCTGAGGGCTGAGCTCGCCGCCCCGCTTGACGATGGCCTCGGCGTCAAGACCCATCTTCTCGAGCGCGCGGCGGGCACCGGAGGTGCTCCCGATCCGTTCGAGCCCCGTGGCGGTGCCGGCGGCGCGGCGGGCCATCGAGGCGGCGAAGTCGCGACCGACCAGGGCGGCCAGCCGCCGGTTGAAGACCTCCACCTCGTTGAAGCCGGCCATCGCCAGCCCCGGGATCTTGTCCGACCAACCGCCGCCCTCCCGGATCTCCTTGATCACCGCGTCGAGCGTCACGCCGGCTCGCTGCGCGAAGTCCTTCTCGGCCTGGGACCAGACCGCCTTCGGCGTGTTCTGGAGGGTGCGGAGCACGCCGCCGACCGAGACGGTGTTGACGCTCTGGGTCGCGTTGCCGATCGCGGCCAGGCCGAGGCGGGTGACCGCGTTGTAGGCGCGGGCGGCGCCGCTGACCTTCTGGGCCAGGTCGCCGTACGACTTCGCGCCGACGATCGTCTGGAACAGGTCCCGCGCCACCGGCAGCTCGTAGCCTTCGGCGCCGATTCGGGTGAGGAGCCGGTCGGCGATGGCGTCGTCCCGGCCGAACTGGGCGACCTCGTTGATGCGGCGGGTCGCGGAGAGGATGTGGTTGTAGAGCGCTTCTTTGGTCTTCTCGTAGCCGGGCAGGTTGGCGAGCCGCTCCATCTCGAGCGAGCCCTGCCGCCGGTCGCGGGAAGCGGTCACGAAGCGTTGAAGGACGGTGTTGGCCTCCTCCGGCGTGGCGGCCTGGTTCGTCTCCATCAGGTGCCGGATCAGATCGGCCCGCTTCCTGGTGTCGGTGATCCGGCTGATGATGTCGTCCGTGTAGGTATGGGGGAAGTAGCTCCCGATCCGCTCGGCCACGTCGACCCGCGCGTTCTGGGCGCGGGAGAACACGTCGTCCAGGACGCCCTTAGCCTCGGCCGCGGCCCGGGCGATCCGCGGGCTGTTCGGCCGGGCGTTGCCCTCGAGCACGTCGACCATATTCCCGAAGTCGGAGCCGCCGAGCGCCTTCACGGTCGGCATGCGCTGGATGAAGGCCGCCGCGTCGGTCTCGGCGCCCTCGCGCCAGGCGTGGATACGGTCCGCCAGCTCGGCGCCGGCGTCGCCCATCGAGGCGATCACGTTCCGGCTTCGGTCGAAGACCCGTCGGACGACGGGCACCGCCTGGGCCGGCATCAGGGCCTCGGGCTGGAGGAACTCCTCGCGGATCGCCGGCGGGATCTTGACCGCGACGCGCTTGATCTCTTCGCCGGCGGCGTTCAGGATCGCGCCGGTGTCACCCTTGAGCGGCGTCAACGCCTCCCCGGCCGCGCCGACCAGCCGTCCGGCCGCCGGGGAGGCGACTTTCCCGAGACCGCCGCCGCTGATCCCCAGCGCCAGGTTGACCCCGGCGCTGTCGGGGCCGAACGGGTCGGTCTCGGGCGGTAGGCTGCCGGGGTACGGCCCCTCGTCGGGCGCCGCTTTGGCGTAGGGGTTCGCCACGATCCGCCGCTCCAGCGCGGCGCGTCCTTGCTCCAACACGTCGGACACCCCGGCGGGCGCCCCCGCGAGCACGTCGGCCGGCGTCAGCGGGGCCGCGCCGCTGCGGAAGGAAGAAGACAGCGGCGCGGCCCCTTCCGGGCCGAGGTAGCGTCCGAACGCGTCGGGCGGTTTTCCGCCTTGAAACTGACCCGATTCCGGCGCTGGGGCGCCTAACGGACTCGGGGTGGTAACAGAGGCCGGATTACTCGGAATAGACGGCTCAGCGGCCTCCTGCGTCGTCGGCCGGGTGCCCTCCGGGCGCGGGAGGGCGGGTTCGGGGCCGCTGAGGATCGCGCCGAGGTAGCGCCGGGTCTCGTCGTACGGGGTGCCGGCGCGGAGCTGCTGGACGGCGCCGTGCCCGCCGTTGTAGGCGGCGAGCGCTTCGCGGTAGTTCCGGTAGGTGTCGAGATGGGACTTCATCAGGTTCGCGGCGTAGTCGAGCGCGGCCTGCGGATCCCACGGGTTCACGTTCGGGTGGTACTTCGGCACGATCTGGGCGATCCCCTGGGCGCCGGCGGGGCTACCCGCCTTCGGGTCGAAGCCCGACTCCTGGTTGATTTGGCGCACGAAGAGGTCCGGGTCGATGCCGGCCTTGAGCGCGGCCCGCCGGGCGTAGCCGACCAGGTCGCCGGCGGCCTGGCCCACGGCGCCGACGAGGTCCTTCGCGGTGGGCAAGCTCGGCGGGACCGGCGGCGCGGTGAGCTTCGCGACGGCCTCGGCGATCGGGGCGCTGCCCTGGTTGAAGCGGGACACTTGATCGGCGGCGAGGCGGGCGCTCAGGTCTTGCTGTAGGGCCTGAGACGAAGCCGCGAACTGGGCCGACTGGAGGTCGCGGTAGGCGCGGGCGCGCTCGGCCTCCTCGAAGGGCGCGATCATCTTCGCCGACGACTCCGAGAAGAGCTGGACCTGGTGCTGGCGCCAGTCCTGGTCCGGGATCGGAGGGAGATCCACGCTAGTACCGCTGAACCCCGCGCCTGGGGCCGCCGTACGCGGGCAGGCTCTTCTCGAAGTCGTAGACCACCTGACGCTTGCTCTGGCCGGCGGCCTCGTAGGGGGACAGGATCATATCCTGCACGTCCGGGCTGGCCGTGGCGAAGGAGCGCGGGAGCTGGTTGGCCAGCGGCAGGGCGGTCTGGGGTTGCGGGCGCTGGAACGGGTCCCAGGCGGGCATCCGGCCGTAACTCGTACCGGAGCCGTTCGCGCCGGCGCCGGGGCCAATCACCGGCGCCCCGCCCACGCCGGGGTTGGCCTGCGGGTTGCGCGCCTCCCAGGAGGGGTTGCCCGGCGCCTCCACCTGCGGGTACATCATCCCCGGCTGAGAGACGCCCCAGGCCCGGCCCGCCGACGAAGCCGGCACCGGCGCGGCCGCGGAAGGCTGCCCGCCGTAGACGCCGCCGGCCGCGTAGGCGCCGGGGCCGCGGCTCAGGTCGTTCACCAGACCGCCGACGCTCGCCGCTCCGGGCTGGGCGCCGGGAAGCCGGAAGCGGCCCGCGGCCTGGTTGATCACGTCCCGCAGCTCGGGCGGGGTGCTCTGCACAGTCTGCATGTACTGGACCCAGTCCCCCGGACCGCGCAGCCGGCTCTGGAGGTCGAGCATCTGGAGCATCGTCTGGTTCTGCATCTGCTCGCGGGGCAGGGTCGGCGTCTGGCCGGTGACCCGGCCGCCGGTGATCCGGGCCAGGTGCTGCTGGGCGACGGCGTCGGGCATCACCTGGCCGGTCGCGGCGTAGTAGTCGTGCCCGGCCTGCGCCATCCGGGCCGCGTCCTGCGGGGACAGGCCGGGGTTCTGCGCCGCCCAGATGCGCGCCGCCGCCTCGGCCGTGCGCTGCGCGGCCGGCAGGGCCATGAACGCCGCCTGCGCCGCGCCGGCCGGCCCCTGGCCCTGCTGCGGCTGCACGTAACCCGTGAGTTGGCCCTGTTGCTGGGTGAGCTGGGCCTGCTGGAACGCCTGGTTGTAGGCGTCGCGCGCCTTCTCCTGCGCGAGCCGCTCCCGCTCGCGCGCGTCCAGGTTCTGCATCTGCGGGATATCGACCTGGCGCAGCCGCTCGTTGAGGTACGCCTGCTGGGCCGCGGCCTGGGCGAGCTGCAAAGCGGTGTTGGCCGCGCCGGGGTTGTAGCCCGTTTCGCCGCCGCCGCCGTACCCGCCGGCGCTTCCGCCTCCTGCACCACCGCCGCCGACACCGGCTGTGCGCGCGTAGGCGTCCCGGACCGACTGATCGTCCCAGGGGCCGCCGTAGCCGGCCTGCTGGAGCCGGCGGACCGCCTCTTCGCGGCTGATCGGACCGTCGTTGCGGTCGTACAGCCAGCCGGTCGCGGCGTTCTGCGGGTTCGGGCCACCCACCACCGTCGGCGTCGAGGCGGGCTGACCCGAACCGCCCCCGACGTAGGTGTTGTACGCCTGTTCGGCGCTGGCCTGGTCGGCGAAGGTGCCGATGACCTGGCCGTTCTGCACGACCACGAAGGTGCCGTCCGGCTTCTGGCCGACGTAATTGTTCTGGTCCACCTAGCCCCCCTTCGCGAGCGCGAGCGCGATCTTCTCGAAGCCCTCGGCGCCGACCCGCGCCAGGAGCTGATCCCGGCCCGCCTGGTTCGGCGTCCCGTCCGGCAGCCACATCAGCCGCCCGTAGTACGCCAGCGCCTCGTCGCGCGTCGGCGTGGTCACCTGAGGACGCAGCGGCGATCCCAGGATGGCCTCGGCCAACTCCGTCGAGCGGCGCTCGACCCACTCGACCAGATCGGCGGCGAGGCGGTCGGCGGTGTCCTGCTTCGGCATCTCAGGGTCCCGGCGCCGGCTGGCCCGGCAACCCGCCGACTTGCTGCGTCATCGGTATCCCGCCCGGGGCACCCGCCGGCACGGCCGGTATCCCCGGTCCCTGCCCGGGCGTCGTGGGCGCGATCGGCATCCCGGCCTGACCCGGCTCGAACACCTGCCCCATCCCCTGCAGCGCCTCGCCCGGCTGGCCCACCTGCGGCTGAGAGGGACCGAGCGCCTGCTGGGCACGCTCGACCGCGGCCTGCTGGCCCTGAGCCATCTTCTCGTCGACCCGCTGCCAGAGGTATTGCTGGACCTGGGGCCGCTGCTTCGCCTGCTCGAAGAGGATCTTGAACTCCGTCTCGTCGGGGTTCTTGCCCAGGGCCTCCTGCGCCTCGGCGGTCGACTCGAAGCCGTTCTTGACCATCTCGGCGTGCTTGCGCACGTCGATCAGCTCCTCGTTGGTGGCGTCGCTGTCGAGACGGACCTTGTAGCGGTGGTCGCCGGCCAGGTCGTCGGGGCCGATCGACAGGACGTTTCCCCGGCCGCGCTTCTTCGGGCTCGTGCCCTCGACGTAGACGGTCTCGCCGATGCGGTTCTCGATCAACCAGGACTCGAAGCCGACCCGCCGCCCCATCGTCCGCTGCACGTTCTTGACGATCGGGTCGAAGGCGATGCGGCCGAGCCTGACCGCCTGGGCGAGCTGGTAGCCCGAGTCGGTCGTGTCGACGATGCCCTGGAGGACCTTCGGCAAGATCAGCTCGAGGAACTCCCGGACCTGGGCGACGGCCTCCGGCAGAGCGGCCCCGGCCCGGGGCTGCTCGACCGGGCCGATGTCGTCGTCGAAGACGGTGCCGGGCGTCAGAACGGCCGGCTCACGCGGCCGCGGCAGGCCGTCTTCACCCATCTCCGGCTCGGCCAGGCCACTGCCCGGCGGCGGGCGGTTGCGCTTGTAGGTGGCCAGCCCCGTCACCACGGCGTTGATCTGCTGGATGGTCAGCAGCTCGTCCAGCCACACGAACAGGTCCAGGAACCCGTACAGCACGCCCAGGCCGGCGCGGTGGGGCAGCCGGCTTTCGGTCGTCGTGCCCCGGCAGTGGAAGTACGGGCCTCTCAGGCTCTTCGTGAACGGGTCGGCGTAGCGGTGCGGGAAGCGCTTCACCAGCGTCGCGGCCTGGCCGGGATCGGACACACCGCTCTGCCCCGGACCCGAGAGCAGGTAGACGCATTCCTTCGGCGTCCAGATCTCGCTCATCGTCAGCGCGCTGGTCCCGCTCATCGCCCGCGACCAGTTCTCGGCCGGCAACGCCTGGCCCAGCGCGGCCGGCACCACACGGCCGCTCGCGTCGAGGGCGTGGTCGTACTTCACCAGCGTTTCGAGGTAGGGCACGCGCTTGTGCTCGACGTTGCAGACCGAGCCGTGGTCGCCCTTCCAGTAGTAGAAGGTCGAAGGGTCCACGTCGATCGAGCAGATCGGGTAGGGGGCCTGCGTCTTCTTGTACTCCTCGGTCCGGTGGTCGTAGAGGCGGTCCTTGGCGTCGCCGTCGAGCTTGGACAGGTCCCCGGATTCCAGGCGGTCCTGAAGCTTCTTGCTGTAGTCGGAGTAGGCGCCCCAGAGCGTCTTGGAGCGCTCGACCGTCTTCATCACGCCCTCGCCCTTGGACACCACGGGGCGGAGGAAGCGGCGGAACAGCGGCTCGTCGGCGGCGTCCTCCTGGGCCTCCCAGGACGCGTTGAAGAAGTGTTCGCGTCGCGTGCTGTTGACCTGGGCGGCGTCCGAGGCGTTGCCGTCCAGGGGGTAGTAGACCTCGGGGGCCTCGACCGAGAGCGCGGCGGTGATGGTGTTGACGAAATGCACGGCCAGCGGATTCCGGCGCGCACGGCCGATCTTGCGGTAGCCCTTGGGGATGTTCGGACGGATGCGGCCGTAGATCACGTCGTCGATGTACTCGTACAGACGGTCCCGCTCCCGGAAGTCGTCCCGGAGCATCCGGACCAGCTCGACGTAGCGGGCCGTGTCCTTCGAGGGCTGCTCGGCGCTGTTGCTGCCCAGCGGAGCGAGCGCGGTCGTGACCATCAGCCGCCGACCCGGATCTCCCGCGTGCCGACGCGAGGCGGGCTGGCTTCGGCGACGAGCAGGTAGCGCAACGCGTCCACGGCGTGGTCCTCCGTCTTCGTGTGACCGATCTTATCGGCCAGGTCCTCCGGGTCCAGCGGGTCGTGGACCATCGCCGGCAGGGTACGTTCGAGGTTGGGGCAACGGCCCCGGAACACCCGCAGCCGCGGCGGCTCGGTGCCAGCTCCGCTGGCGGGGCCGTCGGCCAAGGCCGCGCGGACCACCTGCCAGCCGCTCTTGCGGTTGTTGCCGGCCGGCTCCAGACGGACGCCGCCGGCGCGGTAGACGGAGGCGATCGAGGGCAAGTTCGCCTCGGTCCGGTTGTTGAACATCGACGGATCGCCGACGTGCAGGGCGTACAGGCCGGCGGCCTCCGGGATCTTCAAGGCAGAGCGCTCCTCGCGGATGCGGGCGGTGATGAGGGCGACCTGCTCGGCGGCGCGCTTGCCCTCGGCGTAGATCTCCCGGAACAGGTACATCCGCTTGGTGCCCGGCTCGCGGGCGGCGGCGTAGTGGGCGAAGGGCTCGGCGAAGCCGTAGTCCGTGGCGGTCCAGCGGGTCCAGTGGGCCGGGATCGGGAACGGATCGCACAGGTGGACCGTCGGGTCCCACTCCGGGAAGAACATCCCCTCGGCCGCGACGCGCTCGCCGAGGTACAGGCGCCGGCGCCTGTAGCCGGTCAGCGCCCGGAGCGGAGCGAGGCGCTCCTCGGTCATCGTCGGATTGTCGGCGTGGGTCGCCTTGAGGAAGACGGTGGCGCGCGCCTTCTCGCGGCCGTACAGGAAAAACCCGGGGTCAGTCGGGTTCATATCGCCCACGAGCTGCGCGTAGGGCATCACAGCGCCGCGGCCCGTGCAGCGGGTGGTCAGCAGCTCCCAGTCGTCGACGGAGAGCTCCTCGGCCTGCATCACGTAGACCAGGTCGAACTCGGTCGAGAGCAGGCGGGTCGGCTCGTCGAGCCCGGCGAGCACCAGGGTTGAGCCGTTGGGGTAGCGGTACTCCAGGTCGTGCCAGAGGCGGGAGGCGCCCGGCGGGCAGACCCACCGCTCGTAGGTCTTCTGGGCCGATTCGGTGATGGACGTGCGCGTCTTGCGCACGATCGCGCCGGCCATCCCGGCGTACTTCGTCGCCGCGGCGTGGAGCTTCTCGAGGCAGGCGCGCGACTTGCCCGTGTCGGCCGGCCCCTCGATCACGACCTCACGGGCGCGGCACCTGAAGAGGTCGAGAGAAGCGCCGAAGGGGCGGTACGGGCGCGTCTCGGGCCGAACGTCGGCGAGGGTGCCGCGCTCGACGACCAGGGGCACTAGACCGAGTCCCAGGCGGCGGCGTCGAGGGTCTTGGTGACCTGGGTCTGGGTCACGTCGAGGCGCTCGCGGTACTTCTCGGGCTTGGCGCCCTTCAACAAGAAGATGAGCAGCGTCGGGCTCAGGTCGCGCGATACCTCGCGTCGCGTCAGGACACCGTTCTCGTAGATCTCCTTGACCGTGGGGACGCCGATCGTCGCCCAGTCCCGCGCATGCTGTTCGAGGAGGTCGCCGGCTTCGGCGAGCGCCTGCTGCGCCGCGGGCGTGAACGCGTCGTCCTTCTCGGTCCAGTCGTAGTACGTCGACCGGTGGATGCCCGCCGCGATGCAGGCGGTGCTGATGTTCCCAGACACGCGGTACGCGGCCAGGAAGGCCGCCTTTTTGGGGTGTCGGCTCGCGTCGGTCTCCACGCTGACTCCGGTTAACACGAGAGGCGGGGGGAGAACCCAAATTAGAAACCCCCCACACAACAAAGAGCG